GTCCATGAGGTCACCACCCGGCAGGAGTGGGAAGCAGCCAACAAGCCCGAGCCGGCCGCGGACACCTTCTACGAGCGCTGGGTCGACTCCAACCAGCGGCTCAAGGAATGGCTGGCAGCTAACACGTTTCATGTGAAACAGAGAGGCGACTAGTGGGCTACCTCTACAAGCTCGATTTCGCTTCCGGCAAGTCGTATGTTGGCATCACCACTGGCAAGCTGTCGTACAGGATCAGCCAGCATCGTTGCAGTGCCGCCGCCGACGGTCAGTTACCGGTCCACCGCGCGTGGCGCAAGCATGGCGAGCCGACGGTGACCGTACTGGCAATCGCCGCTGGCGATTATTTGCTCGAGATCGAAAAGCGCGCTGTGGAGGCTTACGGCACTTTCGGCGACGGCGGATACAACGCGAGTCCGGGCGGTGATCTGGTCCCGGTGATGACCCCGGAGATCAGGCAAAAAATCAGGGTTGCGGCCACCGGGCGGATTGCTTCGCCAGAAGCGCGAGCCAAGATGTCAGCGCGGAGTTTAGGTCGGCCCAAGAGCGCAGAAATGCGAGCCAAGCTGGCCGCTGCCAAGCGTGGGATGCCACGGTCTGAAGAGACCAAGCGCAGCATATCAGCCGCGAAAACCGGTAAGAAAATGTCTGCGGAATTCAAGCAGAAAGTATCGGCGAGAATGGCCGGCGTTCCGAAATCAGCCGAGCACAAGCAAAAGAATGCAGAGGCGCACCGGATACAGCAGTGGCACACCATGGCGTGGGCTTGCGGTGTTCGCGTCGGCCGGCAACGGCAATTGGACCTCGATGGAGGTGCAGCATGATCAACGGTTCGATGCTCCTCAATCTCCTCATCCAGCTCGTGATAGGCGGACTCATACTAGCCGTGGTCTGGTGGGCGCTCGCGCAGTTCGCCCTTCCCGAACCATTCGCCAAGATCGCCAAAGTGCTCGTCGTCCTCTTCGTTGTCATCTGGCTCGTCAACCTCTTGCTGACGCTCGGCGGTCATCCGATCGTTCGCTTCTGATCATGCCTGCCAAATACCTCGCCATCCGCAACAAGCTGGTCAAGGAAGGCAAGCCCATGCCAGAGGCCAAAACCCAAGCCGCCAAGATCTTCAACGCCACTCGGAAGCCCAAACAGGAACCCGTCACCGGATCGACCAAATGAATGTTTACATTCAAACACTTACCGACAGACATGGTCCTGTGGATAACTACCCAGCAGGAGCAGATCGAACGTGAGCGCGGAACGATCACCCTTGCCACGGCAGGAACGCAGCAAGGCGTTCTACCAGAACCAGTGGAAGCCGGGACAGTCGGGCAATCCGAAAGGCCCGACGCCGGGGACCAGGGACAAGATCGCCCGGTCCTATTTGCACGATCTGCACGACCTCTGGAGTCGCCGCGGCCCGGAGATTCTCGACCGCTTCGCGAACGAACGCCCGGAACTCATCCTGAAAGCCGTAGCGGAACTGGCCGTCGAACAGGACGCAAAGCACCGTGATGCTTACGACGCTCGCCCAGTATTCGACCTTGGAGTCCTCATTGGCAGAATTGCCAGTGGAGGTCCAAGCGCAAGCCGTCCGGGAACTCTGCCTGACCGATCTCTACTTCCTGCTGAGATATGTGACCAACCGCCCGGATGCGCAGAGTCAATGGATACTGGACCGCTGCCGGGAAGTCCAGAATGACCCCGACTCCCATCTCGACCTGTGGTCCCGCGGCCACTACAAAAGCTCCATCATCACCTTCGCGGCCACCATCCAGGATGTCTTGCGTAACCCCGAGATCACGGTCGGGATCTTCTCTCACACCCGCCCCATCGCCAAAGCATTTTTAAGACAGATCAAGCGTGAACTCGAAACCAATGATTGTCTGCGCGGCCTCTTTGCCGACATCCTCTGGAGCGACCCGCAGAAGGACGCGCCGAAATGGTCCGAAGATGATGGCCTGGTGGTGCGGCGTAACGGCAACCCGCGGGAATCCACCATTGAAGCGCACGGCCTCGTCGACGGCCAGCCAACCGGCAAGCACTTCTCGCTGCTGATCTATGACGACGTTGTCACCCAGGCCAGCGTGACCAGCCCCGACATGATGAGCAAGACGACCGAGATGCTCGAACTTAGCTACAACTTGGGCAGCGAGGGTGGGCGGCGCAGGTTCATCGGCACGCGCTACCACAGCAATGACGCCTACCAGACCATCCTGCAGCGCGGCACTGCGAAGCTCAGGATGCGCCTCGCTACCTCCGACGGAACCCTCGACGGTGAGCCCGCCATCTGGTCGATTGAAACGCTGCGCGAGAAGCGCAAGGACTTGGGGCCGTATACCTTTAGCTGTCAAGTCATGCAAAACCCGCTGGCAGACGCCACGCAGGGCTTCAAACGCGAGTGGTTAAGACACTACGAGAACCGCAGCGGTGACGGCATGAACAAGTACATGTTAGTCGACGCTGCCAACAGCAAGCGCAAGTCGAGCGACTACACCACCATCTGGATCGTCGGTCTGGCCGCCGACAAGAACTACTACGCGTTAGACATCATCAGGGACCGGCTGAACCTGACCGAGCGGGCGAGCGCAGTGATGCGCCTGCACCGCAAGTGGAGGCCCATGCAGGTCCGCTACGAGAGCTACGGGCTGCAGGCCGATATCGCGCACATCAAGTCGATCATGGAAGCCGAGAACTACCGGTTCGACATCACGGAAGTAGCCGGCCGCACGCCCAAGAACGACCGTATCCGCAGGCTGATCCCGATCTGCGAGCAGGGCAAGCTGTACCTCCCGCACAGCCTGAATTACACCGACTACGAGCATATCGTCCGCGATCTGGTGCACGACTTCATCGAGGAGGAGTACGCGTCATTTCCCGTCGCGGTCCACGACGACATGATGGACAGCCTGGCGCGCATTGCCGAACCGGACCTCGAGCTGGTGTGGCCGCGGGACAGCACGGCGGGGAAGCGGGACCGGTACGCAGTGCATAGCCGGCCGTCAGCGTGGGCTGCATGAGCGCCACTGATCATGATGTGTGCAAGGTGTGCAAGAAGGCACACGGGCACCGAGAGCCACACCAGTGGGGTGCAGACTCTAACGCCAAGTCTAACCGGTCTAACGACTCTAACGCAGACTCCAACCGCCAGTTAGACAAACTGGAAGCCGACATGCTGCGCTGGCGGATCGAAGTCGATGTGGAGATCGCGACGCTGAAGGGTGTGGTGATGGAACTGCAACAGCGACTGACGGCGATGGACACTGCGGCTGAACTGGTCAGCAAGGCGTTCGACAAGACCGCGTACCAGCGCGAGTACATGCGGGCGAAGAGGGCGAAGGCATGAGCGATCTGCTGCTGATTCCTATCGCTGAGTTCAAGTTCAGTCGGCGCCTGCATAACTGCCTGACGGCGAACGGCATCGCTACGCTCGGCGACTTGATCGAATGTACTGAGATTGACCTGCTGAAGATGCCGGGCCTGGGCAAGGTATGTTTTGCGGAAGCGAAGGCGGCGCTGGATGAGCGTGGTCTTAAGTTTGTGCCGTGGCGGGTGCGCTGGCTGCGGGAACAGGACAAAGCGGGATATCAAGCCAAGGCGCAAGCAAAGGCGGGCAACGCTTTCTACAACTGGATAGGCCAATGATCGTCGGCGATGCGCTGCGCATGTTTCACCGCAACAACGGGCAACCGGTGCGGGACTCTGACGGCATGCCGATCACAGTCCCTGCCAGCGGTGTGCCGATGCAGGCGACGGTGGTCGAGGTGATCAACGAGGACATGGTGAACCTGACTGCGGTGGATGTGACCGGCAAGACCTTTCACGAGACGCACGTCGTTGTGCTGCGCCTTGACGATCCGCTGCCGCGGGGCGGGCGTTATGCCTTGCGTGCTGACGATACGAGCATTCACCCGCAAGCAACCCAGTTTGGACGATAGGAGGAGTGATGAGCAAGGCGAAGAGCGAGAAGGCTGACAAGGTCGAGGCGAAGAGCGATGTGCCCTGGGAAGTGAAGAGCACGCCGGATGTCCCTGACGAGAAGAGCGAGGAAGGGCTCGAGGGCGACATGCAGGATGCGAAGCGCTATCGGTGGCTGCGTGACATGTGCCGCAATGGTGATGGGACGATCAATGAGCGCATCTATGTGCGCTGCGACGGGCGTTATGGCGGGGAATGGGCGCTCGATGGCGAGAAGCTGGACCAGGTGCTGGACGCTCTGATCATCAACGTACTGGATGCGGCGGCGGACGAAGTGGTAGCCGAGGCGGCTGACGCCAAGGCCTGACATGCTCTCCGAACAGCCGGTCAAGCCGATGCTCGACGACGATGAGGATCTCGTCACCGACATCCTCGAGAAGCGCAAGCAGAG